GGCTGAAGCACCATAACGTTTTTACCGCCAGCAAATGCCTTTAAGGCTTTACGTAACTCCATTTCTTGTAACATGACTTTCTCCTCCTTCCAGCTCCTCAATGTTCTTGCCGCCTGATCTCCTCCAACTGCTTAAAAACTACTGCTCCTGGTATTGATATTCTAACTTTCATGATCTATCCTTTCCTGGCATACAGCCAAATCAATATACCGCTTAGTCATCCGATCTGTCATATCTGCCACATCTTTCCCCTTCCAGCTGCATAAATACCGCCAACACGATTTTCATACAAATAGGTTCCCCATCATATTTCCTTACAATCTCGCTGAACTCATCCGAAGCCTCAATCCAGAATCCAGCCACATCTTCTTTTTCATGGTATTTTTGATAAAACAGGTATGCATCACGAAACACTCCCTTAACCAAAGCTGCCTGCCTTTCACTTTGCTTTATCACAATACACAACCCGCCTTTCTATAATGCGTTCGCCGGCGCTTCCACTGGTTTTCACAGAACTGAATACTATCCACATAGTCGTAACAAAGAGCATCCGTTTTCCCCTGATATACCCTGGCAATCCGCCCGATACTCTGGGTAACTACTGCAAAGTCTTTTTTGGGAGTAGTCATATAGAGCCGGTCAAGTCTTGGGATGTCCAGGCCTTCCTTTGCCAGCGAGTAAGATGCAAACAGGAAGCATTTATTGCCCTGCCGCATATCCTCTATGGCTTTTACTCTGGCGCCGCGGGCTTTCTTACTGGTCATGCCACCATCGATCATGACTGCCAGCTCCCTGTGATCCTCCGGAAGCATATCCATAAGCGTCCTTAAATGTTCCAGGCGATCTGACAAGATCAGGTTATAATGGTCGGCATTCTGTACCAGGTCCTTTACGATGCATTGATTCCGCTCCTGACACTCAATCAGGTATGCAATCAGTTTTGGATACTCCATCGTTCCGTCAGTATCCAGACATGCCCGGCTGGTTTTAATCCCGGTATCCCGTTTTACGACACGTACCTGCATTGTCTTCTCTGCAACCGCCTCATCCGGCACCTGATACACCACTGATCCAAGCACGGCGAATGTGCTACGGATTAATCCGTCTGCCCGGTGTACCGTTGCTGACAAGCCGTATTTGTACCGTGCCGCCAGGCTGTTCATTACCCGGTAAAACATTGTTACCTTTGTCGGTGATCCGGCCAGCCTGTGACACTCGTCCACGATCACCGTATCCCAAGTATAACGGTACTGGCTTAAATCCAGCCTACATAGGGTTTGCACCGTTGCAAATGACATGTGGCTGCCGATTGATACCCTGCCGGCGGTTATGGTGCCCAGTATTGCTTGCGGAAAATACTGTGCTGCCCGGTCATAGGATTGTTTTAGTAAATCCTGTGTGTGAGTAATCCAGAGCGTTTTCCGTTGCAGCCTGGCCGCCAGGGCGACCCCCATTTGCGTCTTTCCGGAACCACACGGGCTTTGGAGTATTCCACAGCTTACCGCCATCATGGCCTGCACTGCCGGCTCCTGGTAATCATACAAGGGGAGCTTACCGGCATAATCAAGCTTACCGTTGTCGGCCAGGTCAATCTGGACAGTGTCACTGTCTGACAAGAAGCTGCGGATCTCTTTACCGGTTCCGACCGGCACCACCACCTCATCACCGTCAATCCTGTACAGCCACAGATATTGCGGCGTATTGCCCGTCCACATTCCTCTGCGCTTTCGGTTCTGGTATTCCGGATTCTCAATCACCAGATTATCACTGCACCAGTCATAGACCGCTTTATGTACATCCCGAAGCCTTATCTCACTACCGATCGCTACCTGCATCTGTCTTCACTCTCCCTGTCTGAATTAAATCCCTTCGCAATGACAATGGCGTACCATCACTGCAAAATGCGCCATCCGCGCCATGAATTTCTTCTATCCTCAGCCACCACGAAAGTGATCTTCCATATCTCGCACAATCCTGCTTGCTTAAACGCTTCAATCCGCATTCAATAAACACTTTGATTATCCAGTAGCGAAGCAGGTATATTTCTTCGCCGGGAAACTGTATTACAAAATATCCATCCCGATTGCCTGTTCTGCGAAACAAAAACATAGCATTGAATTGATTCTCTTCCATCCGGCTGACAAGAAAATAATCTTTTTCACAATTCTTGCAGTCAAACAAGTATGTGCGTCTGTCCTTTGCCGCGATAATATCGCATGGTTGGCCGTTTTTATTATCCTGAAAAAGGTGTACCCAAAACCGATTTTGTGCTAAAATATCTGCAAAGACACGTTCGAACTGGGTTCCTGATTTTTTATTATGCATATATCCCTCCTGGTACTGTCTAACCTTTTTTGCGGATTGTCTAACTACAATCTAACCTCGAAAAACCCCGCAAGCCTTTATTTATCGTAGGGTCTAACCGTCTAACCTAAAAACCTGTTATATAAGTCAATATTTTTAGAGGAAAAAAAAATAGACGTTTTTGTTCTCGCGCTACGAGACCTTTAAAACAGGTTAGACTAGTTAGACAGGTTAGACTGTATATAAAAAAGCCTTATTCTATGCGGGTTTCAGGGTCTAACCTGAGGGCTAACCTAAACAACTTAAGGTTAGACCTTTTAGCTTAATCAAATGGTAATTCCGTCTGAATGGACTCTCCATACATAAAACCATGTTCATCCATAGATACCCCCTCTGGCGGTATAAGCTCATCTTCCGGCATTAGAATCTTCATGTAGCTTGCCTTGATTCCGTATGCTTTAGTGCTGTGTATAAATTTATCCTGACTGTTTCTGATTAGCTGCTTTCGCTCATTCCATTTCTTTGTGACGGCCGTATAATCAAAGCCGCATTTTTGCAGGTACTCCACGAGAACATCCCGGTTAACAATAATAATACCGTTTTCGATTTTCCCCCAAACCTCGCCTTTGTTGACAGAGTCTGAAGCCTTCGGATCTTCAAAACGCACAGGGTTTTTTGCTGCCCAGTTCAGGACGGACTGATAAGCTCTCTCTGCTACATCTACCTCCATGGCTCCATGCAAATAGCGTTTCACCTGATTGATCGTAAGCGGCTTCTCTTTAGGGAAGAACAGCTGCACCGCTAATTCATCCGCAAGCATTAGGCTTGCCATTGCCATTGCCTGCTTATCGGTCGTATCCAGCTTGCAGAGCTGTTCAAATAGTTCCCGGTACCGCTCTACCAGTTTGCAGCTTTCTGTCTCTTGTATATACTCCACCAGTCTCCGGCCGGCAAAGCCGTAGTTCTCCTGCACCATACTGCTGACATAATGGCCGTCTTCCATCAGCGTACCGTCAATCGCAATCTCAATTACCCGGTTTTTGCTGCCGCCCCCGGAATTGGCTTTCGTGACCGGCTCTTCACCGGTAAAGATAAAGCTGTTCTTCCATGTCCTCGTATCCTCCACGCCGCCATAAGCCCTTGCACGGCCACGGTCTACCCCTTCTGTGATCTGATAGATCAGCTGGTCAAAATTCCCCTGCCACTTGTCTTTTATGGTCTGAAGTTCATCACCGGCGAATGGTATGCTGCATAAAAATGCGGCATTGCGCATAATGGCATTCTTGGTCATGTTCATGGTTTTTACCAGGCCGCCCATCTTGGGATTGCCCCAAATACTCATAGCCACCATTAAACCCACCGTCTTACAAGTTCCGGTTGTTCCCCAGATATGCAAAACAAAGGGCAGGATTTTTAACGGCTCCAGAAGCACAGAGGCAAAGCTTGTGGCCATCATAAGCCGTAAGGGCAGGTTATTCCTCAATCCCTCACACAAACCCCGCCATGCGTCAAAACTGCCGCTCTCGCGCACATTGCGAAAGATTACTTCATAGTCCGGATCTCCTTCATAACGGATATCCTCTGCATAGGGTGTAAAATACTGCCCTACCCATCCCAGCCGGTTTATTGATTTCTTTGGATTCAATGTCGCCGGGTTCAGCCCCACGCAATCCGATATATACCGAACCAGGTTCTTTGCATTATCTGACGTCACTTCAATGCCGTACTGGCTGAGTGCATCCACTATCTTATTGCTGTTAGCACATACATTCCGGTCTACGGTAATCGTCTGCCAGGCAGCTGATTTAAAATAAGCAAGCGTGATCCGTTCCTCCTGCGTATCCACATTTTTTAAGATCTCAACCGGCAGTACCGGATGACTGCAGGCCTGTACCGGCATTGGCAGGGCATTTTTATCATAGCGGATTGCGCGCACCCCAAAGTCATTGGCCGTCCATTCCCCGCAGACTAGCTCAAGCGGCTGATCGGTAAACCGTGTCTTGTTGCCTGACTGTTTCTGTTTTTGGATGTAATCCATTACAAAGGACTTATATGTGTTATTAAACTCGGTGAGTCGTTTTAATTGCCTTGCCTCGTTTTTTAGGGCTTCGATATACCGGGTGCGCTCAATGTTGTCATCAATCTCAAATATCTGGTAAAAAATTTCATCTGGAAATGGTTCCGTCGGCTTCAATCCGGATATACCAGTCAGTAATTCGTCCTTCGATTTCTCCAATCCTCCTCACCGCCTTTGCGTCCCCGTAGACATCTTCGGGACATAGTTCTGTCATATCAATTAAATACTCTATGTAGGTCAAATTTTGCAAAGCCTCATAGAAGTGGACATTTCTTTCATGTATCGCCTCGCAAAGCAGGATACGATACATCTTTAAGTAGAGCAGCGCACGCTTTTTAAAGCCAGCAACCGCCCTCCTATGATTCCTGGCAAGCTCGGCTTCTCTCTTTTCGCGGTAAGTTACCGGTTCCATTAAAGGTATTCCAAATGCTGAAGCCAGCTCTTTCGCGGCCTCACAATTCGATATTTCTCGATAAAGCGATACAAATTTTATCAAATCCCCGCCGGTACCGCATGAGAAGCAATAGAATCCCCTGCCGTTGGGATAGATCTTTAAGCTTGGCTTGTTATCATTATGGAAGGGACATAGGCATAGCCCCTTTTTGTTAACCTGGATTCCATAATGCTCCACAACCTGATGCATGGATACCGCGCCCTTTACCTTCTGGAATAGCTCTGGATCATTACATGAATGGGATAGCATCATCCTCAAC